TTGCGGCTGCACCAGCAGGTGCTTGTACACCAGCAGGACGGAAGTACTGACCCCAACGCTCAGTGTCGTATGGCTGTCCATCTACACTTGCTTCAAACATCTCTTTGATGACTCGGAGCTCAACGTCAGTTGGCTTCTTGGGCAAGAATGTGCTCAAGTCAAACAATCCATGCTTTTCAATCGCAGCCTGTTCAGCCTCTGTCAGTGCTGACTCTTTACGTGCCCACTTGGATCCGTTATAGTCAGCAAAACCGCCTTTGCTTCCTTTGGTGATACGGAAGTCCAGGCCACGCAAGTAGTCTGTTGGCAATTCTTCCAGTTCAGGATCCATCAAGGCGCCCTTGATAGTTGTAAAGATTTGTGGACCAATGATGAATCGACGAATTGGATTCTCTGGAGTTTTGTCGTCACCCAGTGCGTTTTCGCGCACAAAGCCTTGGAAGATGTAACTGCGTTTCTTCCAGTACTTACGACCCATGTCTTCAAGAGTCTTGTCCTTGAACCATGTGCGTACTTCTGCCAGGATTGGGCAGGCTTCCTGCCACATTTCCACGCAAGGTACTTGTACCATGACTTGTTTGGATTCCATCTCTCCTTTGACACCGTTGAAGGGCAAACGAATCATTGCTCGTTCTTGCCAAAAGAAAGTGTTTTTAGAGTTACCGTCTGGGAGGAAGCGTAGTGTAGCAGAGCTGCCTTCTTCCATATTCCAATGCGGATAAATTGAGTTGTCGCCACGTTCAGTGGATTGACCACCTTTTGATTCTGCTGCCTGCAGTCGTGCGCGGATTTCTGCTAATGATGCCATATTGTGTTGCCTTTCTATGCGTTAATATGATTTTAAAATTTAAGACTTGCTTAAATGCTGCCTACAAGGTTATTTTAACACAGCCTGTCTGTGTTTCCTACCTTTACGGTAGAGAATTTTGCCTAACTTGTTGTTTACGGAAGTGTGCGCTACTACACACACTTCTTTTATGCGTTTATTTATGTTATTTTATCAAAGCCAATGATTTTATTCTTGCCAAAAGTGCAGTGCCGTCTTTTGACTCATAGTAGCTGTCGGTCACAGCGCCACGAGAGTCCATGGGATCTTGCTCGCCCATGATATCTTCAGCCATGCCCATTCCACATTCCATTAAGCCATGTTCAGGGCAGTATTGGCCTTCAGCAGTCATGTTGCATGAGCCTTCTGTAACTGGTGGTGTTTGTTTGAGCTTTTGTGCTTTTTTGTACTCTGCGTCTGGATCTTTGAATCCTTCATCACCTAGTTTATGACCAGCGTATGCGCCAGCGGCTGCTCCGGCCAATGTGCCCAGTGCTGGTACTACACTACCAAGTGCTCCACCTGCTAGGCCACCTGCAATCGCACCTTTCCATCCTTCTTCTAAGCCGCGGTCTTGTGCAAAACGGTCTGCAACATATTCGTAAGGATCGCCATCGCGAGCTTTCTTTGTACCATATGGCATGTCATCAAAGTAGTAATCATACAATGCATGATACAGATCGTCACTCATATCGCCAGATTTTTCAAAATCGCGCACTTCTTTGCCAAAGCGATTGCAAATGTGGTCCAAGGTGCTTCCCGCTGAGTCTGTCAGCACACTCTCTTTGACCGGTACGCCGGCGTATTTCAAAATTGAATTTAGCTCATCACTCTCTGCTATACCATCAAGGCCTTTAACACCCTTCATGATTTCTGGATCTGCGTCAATAGCATTGCTTAGATCAGTTGCCGCACCAGCCAGAGTGTCATCACCTTCAGTCACGGGAGGAACTGGGGGTTCTGCGCCAGGTGTGGCCGCAGGCTCAGTGTTTACTGGCTCCATTCCAGCGTCAGGTTCAGGTGTACTAGGAGTTTGTATGCCTAGCTCTTTGAGTCGTTGCATGACTTCTGTATCATTCCAGGCATTGGCTCGTGGATCACGTGCCGCAAGATCACCTAGACGATCAAACAAAATATCATCGCCAACCAAGTCGTACAGTTGTTCTGTGGCATTGGTTGCGTCAGGTCCCACAACTAACTCTTTGCTCATTAGAGTTTTGAGTTTATCTAGTTGTTCGGGAGTTTCTGGTAAACTCCAAGTGCCTTCGGCTAGATTGTTGATCCAGCTTTCAAAAATATCTGCTTCTTTCATTTCTTGTCCTCGTTGCTGTATTTTTGCCAATAGTGGCAAGGCAGCCTCAATACGGCTGTCAATGGTTTGCTCAATGAACAAGGTTTTGATTTGATCAACCATTCCGTCTTGTTCAGCAATTGTGGCCGGATGCCACGATTCAAAATAATCTGTGTACCCACGACTGGTGCCCATGTGTTTGAGATTCTCTCTCAAGCTGTGGTAATACGCTTGTGCTTCAGTGATGAGTTCTTGTGTTGCGCCTTCAAGTATGTGGCTACCACTGGCACGATTGAAACGACTCAGTACTGCAATTTCATTCACAGTTTCAGTGATGTGGTTGCCACGAATGTCATAGGGTTTGCCGCCTTGACGTACATGTTCCAGCATGGCACGGCCAGCCATCAAACTCTTGAATCCCAATCTAAAACGCTCGCCGTCGGCTGTTTCAATAAACAGTTTTTCAACATAGCGATGCCGGGCATCACCTTCGCCCAAGGCACGGTTGTGAACTATTTGCAATCTTGCTTCTGTGGGTTGACCACTATAGCTGACTTTGCGTGTGCCATAGTAGCCTTCAAACAGGCCTTCTTTGATTGCGGCCAAGCCTTGCATGGTAAACTTGAGTTGACTAATATCTTGTATGGTCTTGGTCCAGCGATTACGCATGGCCACTTGTCCCAGATGGCCAATAAAGTCAAAGAACTCGTTCTTGTCATTGCCCTCCATGGTCTTGCCCAGGTTATCCCCGTACATGATCTTGCAATCGTTGTCTACATCAAGCACAATGACCATGGTGCCATAGTTTTTGCCTGTGCCACTTACATAGTCAAACGTGAAGGTTTTAGCGTTTTCAGCGTTAGTGGGCTTGCCCATTTTGTCCAGCATTTCGGGTTGAAAGTCCCGAGTTGCCAGGAAGTCAAGCAATTGTTGCGATATTGTATTTTCTGTAGCCATGGTCGTGTATTTAGCGCATTACTGAAATGAAGGGCATGGGCTCAACCACGTTGTCTGAGTGGTCTTTAAGGTGTGCGTCCAGGTCTGAGTGAAATGTTTGCAACATCATCAGCATGCGTGTGGCCAACAGACTGGCCATCACAAGATCATCTGTTTCCCCAATCTTTGCTTGATAACTAGCCCCGTTGGCCACAAAGGTTTTGAGCTCACTTACCAGGGGTTTGGAGTATATCTTCATGCGCCCAGATTCTACCAGGATCTTGAACTTGTTGCAGGCCACAATTTTACTTTTGTTTGTGGTTGTAAATCCTTTGCGGATTCTACGTCCTGAACTACCTTGTACTGAGTTGTCACTTAAGAAATAACCTGGAATGTTTTCTTCACCGTATTCTGCTATGGATATCAGGGCCGCTTCTCCCAGCGTGTTGTTTTCCACACTGTAGTAGATGCTCTTGTTGTCTTTGACCACAGTGTGCAGTTCTTTGATGATGTCGGCCATGATTTTAATCTGCGTTGGGACGTCAGTTTTGTTGTGCCGCCACTCTGCAATTTGTTCAGTGGTATCTGCTTCAAATACTTGTATAGCTGACGGATCTCCACCAGTACCCAAACTGGGGTCTAGTGCCACAATGTAGATGTGGTCTTTTTTGGGTTTGCGGTACCAGCGTACTTGACCAGTTTTTTCTACAGGTTCCACACCCTCAAGCTCTAGTAGTTTGATAGGCGATATCAGTGTTTCGTCATTGATCACAAAGTCGCAGTCCATCTCTCGACGGAAACGTTCGTCCCCAAGTTGACTACGTTGTTCTTCTGCCCACTTGTCATCTCTATCTGGATGTTCACGCCAGAATGCTCTAAATGCTTTGAATCCGTTTATGCCCAGGCCATTGGGTCTTGGATTGCCAAACTCATCTTCAACTTTGTTGGCACCTTTCCAGATGTAAGCAAATTGATCCTCATCCGAGTTGGGGGTGCTTGTGATAATTGCCTTACCACCTGTTGACAGTGTGGGCGTAATAGAAGTCCAAAACTCTTTGGCAATTGTGGGTCGTACAAACGCAAACTCGTCTAGATACAGTAGCGTAATACTCATACCACGACCGGTATTTTCAGTAGTTGTTTGACTAACAATACGTGATCCATTGTCAAACTCTAGAGAACCTTTGTTGTAGCTGGTAGCACCTGCTCTAATATGATTGGGGCATAGTTCGTAAGCATACCGAATACGTTGCATGATCTCTTGTGCGCCCAGATATTTGTGTGCGGCAATAAGAATAGTTGCGTCAGGTACAAACATTGCATACCACAACAAGTAACCAGCGGCACTAGTTGACTTGCCTGTTTGGCGTGGCATTAGTGAGATACTAAAACGATTTTGATGATAATTATTGATCAAACGTTTTTGATATTCAAACGGATGATACAACATCTTGCCCCGAACAGGATGCTGAATATAAAAGAAGTTGTCCATGAAATACATGGCACCGTCAACCGGATCTGCACAACGAGCAAAATCTTCTAGTTCTTGCTCGGTAAATGTTTCTCGTCGATGCGGTGCCTTGACCAGTACTGTGTCAAGTGTGTTTTTTGCGCCAATCATCCATTACTCTTTCTGCAAATATTTTGTGTCCTTCAGGACCAGCATGCATGTAGTCACGGGCATAGCCAATCTCTTCTCTACTGCGAGCAAAATAATCATGTGCATTGTATGTTTGGCATTTGATGTCAAGCTCTGCACACAGTCCTTGCACTGCCAACTTGTTCTTTGCATTATTTAAGTCGGCATTGCGATCATTTATCAACCACTGCTGTATGGCTCGGTCTGTGATATCAGTCTGGCCAGGCATATACGTGTTGTGCGGCCACTGAGAATCTTCAGTGATTAGATCAAACCTATGTTTGGGTGGGGCACACATTACAACTAACCTGGGCAACAGCCGGGGAACCCAATATTTTGCCAACATAAAACAAGTGTCAGCACTGGCACCTCCCCACGAAAGATTATACACTGTGAGCTCTAACTCTTGTCCTACTAGTGTGGGCCATAT